ATAACATTACAGTTATAGGTGGACAATATTTTATAGATCAATTAGATCACGTACAAGGTACGTTAACAGCAAGTTCAGCTTTACTAGTAGATAGTAATAAAGCAATTGATGAAATCTTTATTGGTAATTCATCAACAGTTGGTGGTACTTTAAAATTAAATGAAGGCACTAACAACGGAACAAATTTCATTGGACTTAAAGCTCCAAATTCTGTCACAACTACTACCACTTTCACGTTGCCAGATGGTGATGGTACAAATGGACAGATTTTAACAACTGACGGTTCAGGTAATTTAAGTTTTAGTAATCCTGCTGCTAGTACATTTACACTTGCTGCAGATAGTGGTTCAAATGACTCATTCTCAACAGGTAGTACATTAACATTTACTGGTGGTACTGGTATTGATACATCAGTTAGTGATGACGCTATAACAATTGCGATTGATAGCACTATTGTTACTACAACTGATACTCAAACACTTACAAACAAAACATTAACATCACCAGTTTTAGGTGGCACTACAACAACTGCTTCAGGCAATCTTGTTTTAGAACCAGCAACAAATATTGTTGAAATTAAGGGTGATGGTTCATCAGTAGTTGGTCAATTACAATTAAATTGTCACGTCAATACACACGGACAAGTAATTGCTTCTCAACCACATTCAGAAAGTGCTACAAATACATTAACATTACCTGGTGGTACAACAATAGGTAATGCTGACGCTACTTTAGTATCTGATACTGGAACACAAACATTAACAAACAAAACTATTGATACTGCTAACAACACTATTACAATTGTTGAGGCGGACATTTCTGACTTAGGTTCTTACATTACTGCTTCAAGTACAGATACATTAACAAACAAAACTTTTGATGCTAACGGTACAGGAAACTCAATATCAAATATTGAAGTTGCTGATTTTGCATCAGGTGTCATTGATACTGACATTAGTTCAGTATCGGCAAGTGATGATACACTTGCTTCTGCTAAAGCGATCAAAGCATATGTAGATAGTCAAGTCACAGCACAAGATTTAGACTTTCAAGGTGATACGGGTGGTGCACTATCAATTGATTTAGATAGTGAATCATTAACAATCGCTGGAGGAACTGGTATTGATACTTCAGGTTCTGGAAATACTTTAACTGTTGCTATTGATAGTTCAGTAACAACAAATACAGGTAGTCAAACACTTACAAATAAAGTTATTAATACTGCTTCTAACACAATCACAGTTGTAGAGGCAGATATTTCTGACTTACAATCATACATACTTGCTGATAGTTCTGATACATTACAAAACAAAGGTATTGATTTAGCAAACAACACTTTAACAGGTACAACAGCTGAATTTAATACTGCGTTATCAGATGGTTCTTTTGCAACATTAGCGGGTACAGAAACATTATCTAATAAAACACTCACGGAACCTAAATTTGCTGATGGTGGTTTTATTGCTGACGCAAATGGTAATGAGTTAATTCTTTTACAAACAACTACAAGTGCTGTAAATGAATTAGAAATTACTAACGCAGCAACAGGAAACGCTGTTCAAATAGCAACTTCTGGTGGTGATACAAACATTGATCTTAAATTAAGTCCTAAAGGTTCAGGTGTTGTTGATGTCGATTCTAGTAGAATTACAAACGTAACTGACCCATCAGGCGCACAAGATGCCGCTACTAAAGCGTATGTAGATAGTGTTGCTAATGGTTTAGATGTAAAAGATAGTGTTAGATATGCTTCAACAGCCAATGTTGCTGGAACATATGACAATGGCGCTGGTACAATTACTGCTGGTTCAAATGGTGCTTTTTCAATTGATGGTCAAACTCCATCAACAAATGATAGAGTATTGTTAAAAGATCAGACAGACGCTACTCAAAACGGTTTATATAGAGTAACAACAGTAGGTGACGGTTCAAGCGCTTATGTATTAACAAGAACACCAGACGGTGATGAAGCAAGTGAAATTACAGGTGGTGCTTTTGTATTTGTTGAAGAAGGTACTGCTAATGCTGATAACGGTTATGTATTTACACATAATGGTACACCAACACTAGGTACAACTGATATTACAGTTGCTCAATTCTCTGGTGCTGGCCAAATTTCAGCTGGTGACGCTTTAACAAAAACTGGTAATACTTTAGATGTTGCTGTTGATGATACAACAATTGAAGTATCGGGTGACGCTTTACAAGTTAAAGCTTCTGGTATTGGTACAAATCAACTTGCGAATACAGCGGTTACTGAAACTAAAATTGCAAACAACGCAGTTACTGTTGATAAATTAGCAACTACTTTAGATTTATCATCTAATACAATTACATTACCAAGTGAGTTTGTAACTACTACAGGTTCTCAAACATTAACAAACAAAACTATTAACGCTTCACAATTAGTTGATGGTTCAGTTTCTAATGCGAAGTTAACTAATAGTACGATTACAATTAGAGATGAAAGTTCTACTGAAGACGCAATTAGTCTTGGTGAAACTTTGATTGTAACAGGTGGTACAGGAATTGATACAGCAATCTCTACTAATACTTTAACAATATCTGCTGAATTGGCAACTTCATCTAACGCTGGTGTTGCTACTTTTAACACTGATAACTTTACAGTATCTAGTGGTGATGTTACAGTTACAACAATTGATGGTGGAACATTTTAATTATTAATTTAGGAGATTAATAAGTGGCAACAATTATAAAACTAAAAAGAAGCACAACAGCTTCATCTGTACCTACTACAAGTGATTTAACAGACGGCGAAGTTGCTGTAAACGTTGCTGATAGAAAATTATATGTACGTAATGGCGCTAGTATAGTAGAGGTTGCCAATAATACAACAGGTGCTGGTGGAGGTACGGATCTAACAAATATATCATCAAGTTTATTACCTGATACTGATGAAACATATAATGTAGGTTCACTTACAGCGGCTTTTAATGACATATTTTTTTCAGGCGATGTTAAAAATAAGGTAAATATTTTTACAGCTTCAGGTGGATTAAGTACACCTTCTACTCAGTTTGCTTTTTCATCATCTAATAGAAATATATTTGAGAATGTATTTACAAATTCTGGCGGATTAGGTTCATCTGCTATAAGTAATACTACATTTGACGATAATAACCCAGCATATAGGTTTTAAAAATGGCAGATAAAACACCTTTACGATTAGTCTTTAGTGGATCAACACCAACAGGTATAGCTGAATATCAATCGGGTGATACAATTCCTGTAACTTCAGGTGGTACAGGTCTTTCATCACTAGGTACCGCAGGACAAGCAATTGTTGTAAATAGTGGTGCTGATGGTTTAGAATTTGCTAGTATCTCATCTACTATTTCCTTATCAGGTGATAGTGGTTCTGACACATACACAACTGGAGAAACATTAACATTTTCTGGTTTAACTGGTATTACAACTACAATTACAGATAATACAGTTTCTATAGATTTAGATGACACCGCTGTTACTCCAGGATCTTATGGTTCTGCCACTGCAATCCCAACATTCACAGTTGACCAACAAGGAAGACTTACAGCTGCTGGTTCAGCAAGTATCGCAACTACTTTGACAGTTGCTGATGATAGTTCTACAAATGCAAACATATCTTTATTAAGTGATACTTTAACAATATCAGGTACTACAAATGAAATAGAAACTGCTATATCAGGTTCAACAATTACTATTGGTTTACCTGATAATGTAACTGTAGGTAATAATTTAACTGTTACAGGTAATTTAACAGTTAATGGTACTACAACAACTGTTTCATCAACAAATACAGTTGTATCGGATACACTATTTGAATTAGGAAATGGTCGTACTGGTTCTGCTACAGGTGATGCTGGTGTAGTAATTGAAAGAGGTGATGATAACAATGTATTTATTGGATATGATGAATCTGAAGATGAAATAGCATTTGGAACTGGAACGTTTACAGGTGCGAGTACAGGAAATTTATCTTTAACAGATGCAAATATTAGAGCAAGTAATATGACAGCAACTGGCGCTTTAGATGTTTCGGGTGCAACAACATTAAGAGGTAATGTAACTCTTGGTGTAAATTCAGGTGACTCTACCGAAGATACAATTACAGTTAATGGAAGATTTATTTCAAATTTAGAACCATTAAATACTATTACATATGATTTAGGTTCACCAAATAGAAGATGGAGAGATTTATACTTATCAGGAAACACAATTGATCTTGCGGGTGCAACTATCTCTGGTGATGGAACAGGACAAATTTTAATATCTGCTAGTGGTGCAACATTACCATCAGGCTCAAGAGTTGGTAATGATACGATTGCAGCTGCAGACGCAACAACAGGTGTTGCTGTAAGAAATGTATCATTTTTTACAAATTCAGGTGGTTTAGCAACTGCCGCAGCTACTTTTAAATTTTCAGCAACAACGACTTCAAGTGTATTTACATCTAATCAAACGTTTATATTATCTACAGGAAGTAACGCTGGAGCAGTAAGTTTATTTAATTTTTAAATGAGAAAACATATAAATACAATATAGGAGATTAAAATATGGCAGCAAAAACACCTATTAGAACAGTATTTGACGGAGATGGTAATGCCACTGGTCTTGCTGAGTTTCAATCTGGTGAGTTTATAGATTACGGATTTGGTGGTACAGGTTTAGCAACATTAGGTTCAGCAGGTCAAGTATTAAAAGTTAATTCTGGCGGAACTGCGTTAGAATACGGTAATGTTGAGGCAGTCTTAAATATAGATGGAATGACTGATGGATCAGGAACAACAATTGTTGATGCTGACAAGTTTGCTATTTCAGATGGTGGTACAGAAAAATATGTACTTGCTAGTGATATTCAAACATATATAGAAGGATCTGCTTTAAATATTACAGGTTCATTACAGGTATCTGGTAAAACTGTTGCAACTCAACCATTCGCAATCGCTCAAGCTATCGCCCTAGGTTAATACTTACTATTCTTATAAATAGTATAAAATAGAGGGATAAATGGCAACACCATCAAGTAGAGAACAATTAAAACAATACGCTTTAAGAGCACTCGGAAAGCCAGTCATAGAAATTAACGCTGATGACGACCAATTAGAAGATAGAATTGATGAAGCGTTACAATATTTCGCACAATATCACTATGACGGTATAAGAAGAACATACTTAAAGTATCAATACACACAGGCTGATTACGATAGAATAAATGCTGATACTTCTGAATCAGTAACTAAAAATTCTGTTACAACTAACTGGAAAGAGGGTAACGCATTTATAGTGGTACCTGAAAGCGTAATCTCTGTAATTAATATATTCCCATATTCTAATAAAGGTAATCTAAACTTATTTGATGTAAGATACCAATTAAGATTAAATGACCTTTATGATTTTTCTTCAACATCAATTATTAACTATGATGTTGTGTTAAGACATTTAGATTTTTTAGACCACATACTCGTTGGTGAAAAACCATTAAGATTTAATCAACACGACAATAGACTTTACATAGACCAAGATTGGAAAAATGATTTACAAGTTGGTGAATATATGGTTATTGAATGTTATAGAAAATTAGATCCTGAAACTTACACAGATGTTTATAATGACATCTACTTAAAAAGATATGTTACTCAATTGTTTAAAAAACAATGGGGAGCAAACTTATCAAAATTTAATGGCGTAGCGATGATTGGTAATGTTACACTTAATGGTGCTCAAATATACCAAGAGGCTCTACAAGAGATTGATAAATTAGAACAAGAAATAAGAAGTTCATACGAATTAAACCCTGCAATGATGATAGGATAATGCCATGGCAGTCAATCATTATTTTCAAGGTGGTAACGGTATCGGAAACGATAGCGAAAAAAGATTACACGAAGATTTAATCATTGAAGGATTAAAAATCTACGGACACGACTGTTATTATCTTCCACGAACATTAGTAAATAGAGATTTAATACTTGGCGAAGATTCGTTAAGTAAGTTTGATGATTCATATTTACTTGAAATGTATATGGAAACAACTGAAGGTTTTGCTGGCGAACAAGAGATTATTAATAAGTTTGGTTTAGAAATTAGAGAAGATACTACTTTTATGATTTCTAAAAGAAGATGGCAAGATCAAGTTGACTCAGCACATACAATGATAGTTGAAGGAAGACCAAACGAAGGCGATATAATTTATATGCCTTTGATGAATAGTTTTTTTGAAATACAATTTGTACAAGACCAAGAGCCATTCTTTCAACTCGGTAATTTACCAGTTTACAAATTAAGAGTAACTAGATGGGAATACTCAAACGAAAGATTAGATACAGGTATTGATGAAATAGATAGTGCTGAAACACAATACTCTTTAGATCAAGGTTTATATCAATCATCTTTAGAGAGTGGAACATTTGGTGCAGTATTAGGAAGTCCTGTAGTCACTGGTGACGTAGTAACATCTATACCAATTGTATCAGGTGGAGAAGGATATGTTACAGCACCTACATTAACAATTTCAGCGCCATCGGCTACAATTAACGCAACGGCGACAGGTAATTTAACAGGAAATACTTTAAGTTCATTTACAATTACAAACGCTGGTCGTGGTTATAGTGTTACACCAACAGTTACAGTTGTTTATGTAGCGACTGATAGTACAACAAAAACAAATGAAGATTCATCAGCAGGTTTAACGAATGGTCAATTAACATCTATTACGCCAGACGCTGCTATGACAGATGTAGCGTCAATTACAAGTGTCACAGTTTCAAGTCCTGGTAGTGCAGTTACAGCGTCAGCGACAGCAGTATTAACAAATGGTGTTGTAACAAGTATTACAATTGATGTAGATGGTTCAAGTTATCTTGGATTGTCACCAACAGTTACAATATCAGCAAACACAGATGCGACTGGTTCGTTATTATTAGAAAACGACAGTGTAGATGGTGAAGTACAATACTTTATCAATGAAGACTTTGCAGTTCAAACACAATCTGCTTATGCGAACAATATTGATTTAGATAACGAAGCTGGTTTTGATACTGCTTCTACTTTAGATGATATATTAGATTTCACAGAAAGAAA